CACGGCGCGTCGCCCTCGTTGCCCAGCAGGTAGTGCGTCGACACCCAGCGCGACTTCACGTCGCCGTCGTGGTCGAAGGTGACGTGCAGGTTCCCGTCAGGCCCCTCCTTCGCCTCCACCACCGTGACCTGCTCGCCGTTCATGATCCCGGCCGAGCGGTTGTTGCGCAGGCAGATGAGGCGATCGCCAGGGACCGGCAGCGCCGACGTCCGGCCGAGGCGCGCGCGCATCTTGGCGTTCCAGCTGCGGCGCGTGGCGTTCTTGCCGACGATGACCTGGTCGAACTCGAACGGGTCGATGCGGTGCAGGTCCGACAGTGGCCGGATCGCGCTTTCGGAGTAGGTGCCGAGCGGAAGCGGCTGCCCCATCCGCACCGCGGTCGCGATGTCCAGGATGCCGCATCCCTCCTTCTGCCGGTGGATCTCGGTCAGCAGGACGTGCGGCTCGTGGTTGGTGAAGTGGCCACCACCGCCGACGGGCGGGAGCTGTGCGGGGTCGCCCAGCACCAGAATCGGCACGCGGAAGGACTCGAGGTCGCGGCCGAGCTCCTCGCCGACCATCGAGCACTCGTCGATGATGACCATCGCGACCCGCTTCGATCGCAGGTCCTCGCCGGCCAGCATGAACGTGACCTTCGAACCGACCTGCACGGGCTTGTAGATCAGGCTGTGGATCGTCGACGCGCCGTGGCAGCCCTTGTCCCGCAGGACGCTGGCGGCCTTGCCGGTGAAGGCGGCGAACACGACGGCCTTCCCGCTCTTCTCGCGGATCGCCTGCGCCAGGATCTTCGCGATGCTTGTCTTGCCGGTGCCTGCGTACCCGAACAGCCGGAACACCTGCTCGTGCTGCAGCGTGAACCAGTCGAGGACGGCCGCGCAGGCGGCGTCTTGCTGCTGAGAGAGGGCGATCAAGCGTCACCTCCCCGTGGCGCTTCCACGAAGGACCGGCCGTCGGCGGCCTGGTAGGTGATGCGGCGGCCGTGCTCGTCGACCGAGGCGACCTGCATGTTGACGATCGAGGGGATGGTGAGCTGCTCGCGGCAGCCGAAGCGCTGGTGCTCCTTCGGGATCTCGCACTCGAACTTCGCGCAGCGCCACGAACCGCCTTCTGCGGGCGTCGCGTCGATGCAGGTCCTGCAGTTCCGCTCCGGCATTACGCCGTCGCCGAAGCACAGGTCGCGGAACTGGCACGGGTGCTGGACGCCTTCCGCCGTGGTGTAGAGGCACGGCGGGAAGTCGGGTTCGGGCTTCCTGGCCGGCGGCTCGGGTGCGTCGATGATCTGGCGCGCGCGCGCGATCAGCTCGTCGGCGAAGGCCGGCTCCAAGTGCACTCGCTCGGTGTAGAGCTCGTCGTTGTCCTTGCAGACGGCGACGTAGTAGGCCCGATCGAGGCCGCGGCCGCGCATGTAGGTCTGCATCTGGGCGTAGTGCTGCGGCTTGCTTCGCTTCACGCCGTCCTTCTGCAGCTTCTCGAATGACTTGAGGTTGTGCGTCTTCACCTCGAGGACGTGCGTCGTCTTGGGCGCTTCCAGGAGCCCCGCCACCAGCCCATCGAGGCCGCCTCCGAAGTGCCCGCCGTGCCAGGTCACGCGGAACTGCTCGCCGGTGGCCGGATCGCGATCCTGCACGGCGAAGCCTGCTGCGCGCAGGTCCTCGACGATCCACGCTTCCTCGCGGTGCCCGCGTTCGAACAGGCGCAGCAGCTTCCCCTTGCGGTGCGGGTTCAGCGCCCAGCGGAAGGAAAGCCAGAGGTAGCGATCGCACGGGTGGCCGATCAGCGACGCGCCGAGATGGTCGCGGCGCCAGTCGTGCTCCGACCCCGGCGCCGCCGCGGCCGCACGCGCTTCGTACGCGGCGTGCAGTGCGGCGGCCGAGGTCGCGACAGGGATCAGCGGGAGGGGCGCCATCAGGCCTGCGCCCCCGCCGCTGAACGAACGCCAACCACTCGAACGACCTCTTGCGCCCCCTTGGCCGAGATTGCCTCGTGCTCCATGGCGAAGATGCAGAGTGGCCCGTGGTCCTTGTAGTAACGGGCGATCGTTCCGTCCGGGCGGAAGCATGCCCACGCTTCGAGAACCACAGGGACCGTCGTGGTCGGATTGGTCATGACGATGCCCCCGCCGCTTCCCGCACCATCCCATCCTCGATGACGACGGCCGTCGCCGAGTCGTCCTCGACTCGCTCCAGCCACACCTGGGCGTTGGCGGCCTTCGCCATCTCGGCGACCAGCGCCAGCGACTGCTTGTCGAGCAGGCTGGCGTCGCGGATCAGCAGCACGCGCAGCCGCGGGTTCATCGCGATGCCGATGGCGACCGACACGCGCAGCTGCTCCGCCGCGCTGGCTTGGCTCAGCGGCAGCCCGTTCAGGGTGACGCCGTCGTCCGACAGCCCGAGGCCGGACACCGGCATCTTGGCGCTCGCCACCTCGTTGGCTTTCCACTGCTGGATCTCGTCGAGGCGGCCGGTCAGCTCGTCGGACTTCGCGCTCTTCGCCGCGACCTCCTTCTCGACCTCGGCGCGCTGCTGGTTGGCCCGCACGCGCTGGTTGACCGCGTCGGCATCGCGCATCCGCTGCAGGATCGGCTTGGTGTCGACGTCGACGAGGAGGGCGACGCGCGCTTCCTGCTCCGCCTGCTTCGTCGTCAGCTCCTTCAGCTCTGCCTCTGCTCGGGCAAGCGCCTCGCGCATCCTGACGATTTCGGCTTGTCGGTGTCGCAGGTCCTCGCGGCAGCTGTCGGCCAGCTGGCGACGCCGAGCGTTGTCGCTGTTGGTGAAGTTGGCGTTCTGCAGCTCGCCAGCAAGGTCGCCGGGGTTGACCGGCTCCTTCGGCGTGCCTGCGTGCATCGGCGGCATCGCCTTCAGCCGCGCCTCTGCGGCCTTCAGCTCGCGGTTGACCAGCGTGCGCTCGTTGTAGGCGAGCTCGGCTTCGCGATCGGCTTCCGAGAAGTCCAGACCCAGCAGTCGCTGCAGGGTCTCGACTTGGTCCTTCGCGCTCTGCCGCGCGAACGCGAGCGGGTCGAACGTCAGTTCGCCTACCAGCTTGTCGAGCATCGATTGCGGCGACGGGAAGCGGAGCCCTTCGCGCGACGTGACCTCGAGCGTGGTCCCACCGCCGGCAGTGAACCGGCGCTTCACGACCAGGTCGCCGAGGTCACAGACGATCTCGGCCGATTCCTGCCCGCGCCGGATGGGCTCGGCGCACACCGCACCCTTGCCGCCGAGCGCGTAGGTGATGGCGTCGAGGATGGAGCTCTTGCCTTGCGCATTCTTGCCCGACAGCACCACCAGATTGCCGTCGGGCACGATCTCGACCGCCTTCAGGCGCTTCACGTTCTCGGCGGTGAGACGAACGATGGTCAGGCCACCCGACGCCGCGGGGACCTGCGGCGCTTCCGGTGGCGTTGTTGCCGGCGTCGCCGGCGGCTTCGGTGCGGCGGGCACCGGCTTCGCAGCCGGCGCCCCCGCAACAGGTCGGACCCAGGAGGGAGTGGCCATGGGTCACTTCTTCCAGCTGGGCGTGGCCGGACGGGACGCCGCGGGCGCCGTGGTGGCGGCGGGCTTCGCCGTCGGCGTGGTGGCCGGGGCCGGGGCCGACGCCTCCACCTTCTCGCTCAGCGCCTTGTAGCCAGCGACTTCGTTGCTGGCTTCGTAGGTCTTGCCGGTGGCGGCGTCGGTGCGCGCCGGCAGCGCCTTCACCTTCACGCGAAGCGACTGGCCGAGCAGCTCCTCGGTGTCGCTGATCTGCAGCTTGCCGATCGAGTGGCAGATCGCCGACAGCGTGCGCTGCGCGATCTCGCGCGCCTGCGCGCTGGTCGGGTGGTTCAGGCAGAGCCGGTGGAACACGCTGCGGTTCGCCATCTCCGGGTGCGCCGACTCGTCGATCTCGAGGCGGAGCTTCAGCATGTCGCCGGCCTTCTCGCTCGGCACCATCTCGGACTCGATGATCCGCATGGCATACCAGCCATCCTTCAGCGGGTCGAAGGCAGTGGTCGGGGCGATGCCGGAGGCGTCGAAGTTGAGGTTACCCATTGTCGTTCTCGTTCTTTCTCTCTTGCGTTTCGTGTTTGGAGTTACGGGACAGGTTGTGTGTGTCAGCTGGTGGCAGCGCAGTTCGGGAGCGGTGGCGCTCCATTGATGAAGGCGTCGCGCAGGACCTCGGTCGGGCTGTACGTGACCTTCGCGTCGATGGCGGCCTGGATCGGCGCCCACGTCGCGGCCGGGTCGCCCTGCACGAGCGGCACCTCGCGCGGCATCGAGTAGCGGTTCTTCGCCTGCCAAGCCGGGCGGAAGGTCGTGTAGATCACGGCGCTGCCGTCGCCTGCTGCCCGCTTGCGCTCCTCGCCGCTGCGGGTTTCTCCGGCCTTCACCGCGGCGACCTTCGGGTTGACGAACAGGACCGCGTCGGCCCACTCGCAGATTGCGGCGGCGGCCTTCTTGTGGACCTTGATCTGGAACCGGTCGTAGGGGTCGGTTTCGGGGTTCTCCACGCGCTCGGTGTGAGCGTGCGCGATCAGGCAGACGCTCATGCCCCGGATGTCGCGCAGGGCGGTGAGGCCGGCGAGCAGCGTGTGCCGCCACTCCTTCTCCGCGTGGTCGAATCCCTTGTTGAAGCCGTAGGCGATGAGGTTCGGCACCATGTGCCCCTTCTCGTGAGGCACCGTCGCAACGACGTGGTCGTGCAGCCAGGGCTCGATGACCGTGGCCGAATCAAGGATCGCGCTCTTGTAGTCGTGCTCCTCGTTGATCAGCGCCTCGATGCACTGCAGCACCTCGGCGTAGTTGGTCGGGCGAAGAGAGGCGACGCCGTTCGGCAATCCGTCCTCAGCGGCGATGAACACCGGCTTGCGCATCTGCCCGGCCAGCGTGGTCTTGCCGACGCCTTCGGGGCCGTAGATGACGAGGCGCGGCGGCCCCATGCGGGATTGCTTGATGTCTGCGAGCGAGATTGCCATTTGTCGTTCTCCTGGTTCCGTTGTTAGGGTTTTGGTTACTGGTGATTGAGGTAGTTCAGGTGCGCGTCCCACAGCAGGACCGCGAGGGAGGCGATGCAGCCGAGCGCGAGCGACGCCTTCGCGGCGGCCGACTCAGCGAGCCCCGGCATGCGGATCGGCTCGCCAGCCGATCCGATGACCGCCGGCATGGTGGACCCGCAGAAGGAGCACGAGCACCAGTCGCGCTGCAGGTGCGGTTGCCGCTCCAGGACGAACAGCGCGCCGCGGCAGCGCAGGCACTTCCCGTCCTCGCTGGTGTGCCGTCCCTCGGGCTGCGGCGCGGTGCCGGCCGTCGCCAGCATCGCGCGCGTCTCGTCGGCACGGCGCTCGGTCCAAGCGGCGAGCTGCTGCTCGCGGAGGTCGTAGGTGCTCAAGCGCGCCTCCCAGCCTCGTCGGCCCGCTTCAAGTCATCTGCGAATTCGCGGTCAACATGACGGATCATGTTCGTCAGAATCTCGATCCTGTCCCGCATCGCCGCGAGGTCTCCGGCCGGCACCGGGACGGGCGTCCCAGCCGCGATGGCCCTCTCGATCATCTGCCCCCTGTTCTCCGTCCAGTGCGCAGTTGCTCGCAGCCAGATGGCGTGAGGGTCGCACGGCGGCAGATCGACGGGCCGCACCTTGGGTTGGTTGGTGATGAAGTTCTTGAGGTCCGCCAGCAGTGATCGGCACTCCTGCGACGGCGAACTCCGCCCAAGAAGATTCAGGATCTGTCGTTGGCAGCGAATGATCAGCTGCTGCCGAGCCGACACCTTCCGATCCATGCCAACGCCGGATCCGGCTGAGATGCCTTTGGTCACGCGCGCCTCCCGGCCTCGGCGGCCTGCGCGCGGTCCGCGGCGGTCAGCACGACCTTCGGCAGCAGGTTCTTCCGCAGCCAGAGCCGCAGGCGGCGGAGCATCCCCTCGTCGTCACGCGTCGCGAGCAGGTCGCGCAGCAGCTTCGAGTAGCGGAGCACCTGCTGGCTGCGCCGCGAGCTGGGGCGCGACGGCGACTTGGCGCGCAGGCCGGCGTTGAAGTAGGCCAGCTCGCCTTCCGTCATCTGCTCGACCGCCTTCCCGATGGCGACCGTGCCCCAGTGGATCGACGGTTCGAAGTGCTGGTTGCGCGCCGTGTAGATGCCGTCCGGGTAGACGTGGCGCTGGGTGCGTTGCGCGCGGATGCCGAGCAGCAGGGCGCGGCGAAGGCGAGCGGGGAGGCGCGAGGCGCTCTGTTGCGCCGGAGCTGGCGCAGTGGCTACGGTGGTCATCGGCTGGGTTCCTTGCGGTTCCTGGTCAGCTCCGGTCGCCGTTGATCCGCCAAGACTGGCGGCGGCCGGG